CAGTGCGATATGCAGTAAATGAATTAACCGACAAGTGTCCGGATATTTCCGGAATCACTGTCCGGATGTTGCCGGATTAGTGTCCGGATGCCTCCGGATTCGCCGTCCGGATAATCCGGAATACGCATGACGATCCTCATAATATGGAACAAGCAAAGAACCTCGGGATTCTATGTTACATTACTAAACCTTTTGATTTGTTTAAGCTGAAAGAACAGGTGAGGGAGATATTAAATACGCAAATCTCAAGGGTCGTATAATCTATTATTGGATTTGCTCGCCACACCAAAATATTCCTGCTCACTTTATTTGTCCAGAAACCCTTCATTTAACTTGATTTAATGTGCATCCAGAGTGATTAATGGTGTACGTTCAAATCAGGAGATGGAGGGTTTTATTATGGAAAGAAAAGAAATCGTCAAAGCTTTAGGGGAACATTTTGCAGTAAAGCCAAAGTACATGAAAGTGCCAAGTTGTGCTTATCAGATTGAAACATTAGAAGAGACTTACATAGTTGACCGAGCAGGGAAGATTACAACTGCAGAAGGCAAAGAAGTGGAACTTGAAACTTTAATCAATGGAAGGGTTGAAGAAGAGGAAACAATTGAATCTACAGAAACAGAAACAACAAGCTTTGAAGTAGCAGTTCCAATGGAAGGTCATACTGGCATCACCCTAAGAAATCTGGTAAATATGGTTTACAGCAAACAGGCACTTATTAAGAAATCGCTTGGCATTGCAGCAAATATTGTTGAGGATGATTTTAGCATTGCTATCAACAAAGCCAAAATGGAAACCTTAGAGGATTTTAAAACAGCCATAGATGATATTGGTGTAAGTAGTTGTCCTGGCATAGGATTCGATTTTATTGATAATACCATTACCTTTAAATTTTTAGAAGGAGAAGTAAGTCCTGAAAAGATAAAAGCATACACCCAGCTTGTAGCTCTATTGAATCAAAATGCTATGGCGCTAAAGCATGCTTCAGCTAAATCGAAGGATACTGATAACGATAAGTTCACTTTCAGAGTCTGGCTGGTGAAGATCGGCATGGTTGGTGATGAATATAAAATAGCAAGGAAGGTTCTGCTTGAGAGGTTGAAGGGCAATTCAGCCTTTCGAAGTGGAAGCAAACCAGAAAAGGTTGTTGTTGAGTAAGCGTATATCGGCTGTATATCGCTTCACGTTGGCGCGTGTGGCGATATCTTTTATTAGCAGGGTAGTTGCTCAATCGAATTACAATTGCTTGCGTACAGGCGAAGGGGTAATAGAATTTACTTTACTTCTTGATTGGTTCATTTAGTACGGTACTAGATGTTGTTCTGTCTATTCTATTGGAATATACTAGGTGTAGGGGTGATGGTAATGTATGAGTTATTGAAAGATGCCTTGAAGGGTGCTTTTAAATTGAGTGAGCTTAAACATCAAAAGGATGAAAAGCGGATTAGAGAAAAGGCAATTGATTATTTAGGGCAGAATACTGCATGTATGACGAGGGACTTTTACAAGCAGATATATAAAGATGATAAAGATTATATTGATCGCATTACTGAAATTAATCAAATATTGTTAGAACTAGAATCAGAAGAATTATTACATAATATTAAATATGATGGGAGTACAATTGAAACAAAACTGTGGAGATATATTGGCCCACGAAGTTAGGTAACGAGAGCCAATCATAAGGCTCTTTTTTCTTTTGAGGAGGTGAAGCAGATGGGAGCAAGAGGCAAAAATAATACGAAGTGGTTAACCAATGTTTTTCCACGTTTATCTGAGATTCGAGACTGGTGCATGGATGGTAAAACCAATGAAGAGATGTGTGTGCTCTTAGGCATAAGTCCAGACAGTTGGTACACTTATATGAAGGAACATAATGAGCTTAATAACATCGTTACAGCGGGGAAGTCTGTTATAGATAACCGTGTAGAAAATGCAGTTTTGAAAACTGCCCTTGGCTTTGAGTATGAGGAAATCAAAACAATCATCGAGGAAGATCGCAATGGCAAGAAGAGAACAAGGATTGAGAAAACCAAAAAATATATGCCACCTAACCCGACTGCTCAAGCCTTCTGGCTCAAGAACCGGAAGAAGGATGAGTGGGGCGATAGAAAAGAGATTGTCTTTGATACAAAGGGCCAGGAAGAAGAAAGGAAGCTGCAATTCCTTAAAATGATAAATGAAGAAATTGTTGATGTAGAATATTCTATTGTTGAAGAAGCGGCAACACTTCCAGATCCTGAAGTCATAGAAGAAACTGAGGAAGGTTTTATTGATGAGTTTGAAGATGATCACTTCGATAATGAAACGACTGAAGCATAATCTTATGTCGTCAGTAATCTGGGAGATAAATGCCCTATATAAGCCTAAAACTACCCAAAATCAGCCTTAATAGAATACATAATTAGTCTTATGTATTCAGTTGCTATCAGGGCAATACAGAGGTAACATGGACACACCAAGTAAGAAAGGGTGTGTTTATATGCTTGATTTAGGCGGTTTTGAGGTGTATCTCACAAACAAGGAACTGAGCCTGAATACCATCAGCTGCTATATTCGGGACAGCAAGGTTTTTATGGATTGGTTCGGCAGCAGGACTGATTGCGGACTAGATAAACTGATTCAACTTGATGCCATTGGATACAAGAAGCATCTACTCAATATCAATAAATCAGTGGTGACTGCCAATAGGAAGGTCGCCAGCGTCAATGCCTTATGCAAATGGCTTTATGATAGCGGATCAACTGTTGATGAGATCAATATAAAGGCAGTAAAGAATCGGGATGCTCGGCAATATAAAGGCTTGGAGGAAAAGGATCTAAGAAAACTTCGAGCAGAGATACATAGAAACCGCAATCCACTTCATATATGCATCATTGAGATACTGCTTGGCACAGGGCTTCGGGTTAGCGAACTATGCAATCTCAAGCTTCAAGACATAGAGTTATCGGAACGTAAAGGCACAATCAAGGTGATTGGCAAAGGAAACATATACAGAACACTGCCACTCAATAAGGATGTTCGTAAATCAATTCAAGATTACGCTGATATTAGACCCGCCAATGATAGTGACTTCCTATTAATAGGACAGCGCGGAGCATTTAAACGGAACGCAATCAACTTAATCCTTGAAAAGTATGGGCAAAGAGTATCAGTTGAAGTAACCCCACACCGGCTCAGACATTCTCTAGGTTATAGGTTAGTCAAGGAAGGAACAGCCATAACGACCATTCAGGAGATCTTGGGTCACGAAAGCATAATGACAACGAATTTATACACCGTCACAACTGAACAGGATAAGGTTGAGGCTCTGGAAGCCTTGGAGTGGTAAGAAAGCCGCTCTATTTTTATGCTCCTTTCCCAATGGGAGGGGTGCTTCTATGTGTTGAAATAGCCCCTGCAGTAGATGGTGTGGAAATTTTTGTGAATTTTTTCTATAGTAAATGATTATTAATTCACTTGAATGGTTTTATATTCCTATAATTAACTGTAGAGGATTGGATTGTCGTTGTAACCTAATTCAAAGTATAGTATAGTATAAATTGAGGATAATAATATTTGGGAATATGGAAAGGAGGGCATTCTATGAGAACTTTGGCAGAGATAAGACAAAATAATAGGCGTAGTGATTTACTGGTTTCTGGCATGGAAAAAAAGTCAGTGGAGATGCCTTCTGATATATATAAAAGTGAAAAAGCATATTATGATACTTGCGTTAAACCCTCAGTAAGGCGACTTTTTTCCAAGCAAGTTTCTAAAGGTAATTTTTAAACAAAATAGATAACGATTTTCAAAAAATGCAGGTATAGTGCTTGCATTTTTTATTTGTTAAATTACGATTTGGGGGTTTATATAGTGGGATACAAAAAAGGCGAATTTTTATGTTATGTTTTTCCAAATAAAGAAACTGATACTATTGAGGCATCGAAAGTTATTGCAGGATATCATAGGGTTGTTGTTCTGCATCAAAGAGAAACACCACATTATACAATATTAGTTGCACCAATAACAAAAGCAGGTTCACTTAATAGAAAGGGGAAAATACCTTCGAATTATGTTAAAATACACCAACAAGACTATCCAATTGCACTTGACGAAGATAGCTTCATTAATCTCGATATGGCAATGCCTATAGATGAAGATGAACTTAAGAAACTTGAAAGGTTCAATAAAAGAATAACAGTTACTCTCAATGATATTGATTTATATGACCTAGACTATAAAATTGCATTGACATATGAGTTGGGCAGATACTTTGAAAATGAAGTAGATAAGGAACTCGAAAAAGAATTTGCAAATGTTATTGAATACATAGACCAAGATATTAGAAATAAAATAATTGAGATATTATCAAAAATAGACAATGTCGATGCGGTTAATGGAGTTATAGCAATTATCGATACTTTAATTGTTAATTTAAAAGATAATTTTATTAAGAGTTCTAAAGATAGGAATAAATAGAATGGGTGATGCAATGAATGAACCACAAGACCATGACCGCCAAAACCTTCTGCTAAAGCAATATCTGAATAAATATTTCTCCCCGAACAAGATAGAAGAACTTGTCGGGGAGTTTTCATTTTCAGAGCTACGCAAGTTACTAGGCGAGATGGATTTAGAATTTTTTGCTCTATGTTACTTTCCAAAATACTTTGACCGTAAGTTTGGAGAATTTCACAAAGAGCTATTCGAGGAATTAAAATACATGCTGGACAATAAAGGGTTGATTGAGGCTTTCGGATTGCCAAGAGAACATGGCAAAAGCACTATTAACTCTTTTTTATTCCCCTTGTATTCAACGCTCTACAATAAATCACAGTTTACTTTGATAATATCAGCAACAGAGCAGATCGCTCTTCCATTCCTTGATATGATCAAGGATGAGTTGGAGAACAATCAGTTACTACTGGAGGACTTCGGTATTCAGAAGGGAAACCGCTGGAACAATAATGAAATATGGATAAGAGGTAAGGGTGGCATCGATGCTTGCATAATGATCCGTGGTATTGATGGTTCACTTCGTGGCATCCACTTCAAGCAATATAGGCCACAGCTAGTTTTACTTGATGATCTTCTCAAGGATGATACAGCCAGAAGTGAAACCAAACGTGAACAAGTCAGAAATACTTTCACCGATGTCGTTATCCCAATAGGCACAAAGGATACCAATATTCTAGTTGTCGGTACTTGTTTACATGAGGAAGATCTGATGACTGACCTTCTGAAGGGAAAAATACCTGGGGTAAGGAGCATTAAAAAATCGGCAGTCATATGCTTTGCCGAAAGAGATGATCTTTGGAGTGATTGGGAAGCTAAATATAATAACCTACTGGACTTGGACAGAATTGAAACTGCCAAGTCTTTTTTTTATGCCTATCAGGAGGAAATGTTGGAAGGTACAGAAATATTGTGGTCAGAGTATCTTGATTACTATTATCTAATGTGCAAAAAACAGGCAATGGGAGACAAATCCTTCTATAAGGAAATGCAGAATGATCCGCGCAGTACCGATGATTATATTTTTAGGGATATACAATATTGGGACAGGCTTCCTGGATTTGAAGAAATGGAACTCGTGATGTACATTGATCCTGCAATCAAAGCTGGTAAGAGAAACGACTTTTCAGCAATAACAATTCTCGGACTTCATAGAAAAACTAAGCAGAAGTATGTTGTGGATGGTAGTATATACAAACTGCTTCCCGATGATCTGTTTCAGGTAGCTATTGAAAAATTACAGCAGTATACGGTTGAGAAGATTGGCTTTGAGACTACAGCAGCGCAGAGTTATATCAAGCAGAAGTTTGAAGAGGAACTCTGGAAGAACAAGATTTTCACGCCTGTCGATGAAGTGATAAGTAGGGGCCAGAAGCATGAGAGAATTATATCTCTTGAACCAGAAGTTAAAAAGGGGCATATCCTATTCAATCCTGGTAATATCAGATATAATAATCAAGTCAAGGATTACAACAAAGGCGCGAAACATGATGATGCCCCGGATTCATTATTTGGGGCGGTACAACTGGTTCAGGGGGTAAAGAGCATCAGGTTTTATGATAGGAGTTTGCTGTTTTGATTTGTCTTATTGCGTATCTTTAGGATATAACGAACTACAGATTATTTATATTTTGCGAATATTATTAAGGAGGATACAATGCTTATAAATATTCCGATTGTTATTTCATTGACATCGTTAATAGTGAGTTTACTTTTAGCTTATCGAACATGGTGGCTTGAACGCTTTAAATTAGATTTTGAAATGATAAAGTGGTTTGGTAGTAATAATGGTGGGCATCCTATATTTCTTTGGTTATACATAACTAATTATTCAAAACTTCCGTGTTCAGTTTTAGATATTAAGATATACAATGAACGTAATGGACAAATAGCAGAAGGCTTTGGAACAGGGAATAAAAAATTAATCGCAACAACAAGAATCACTGAGAGAGATCCAAAAGAAACGTATAGTTTAGATTATCCTGTAAAAATAGAACCATATAATTCTGTTGGAGGATATTTTCATGTATTTTCTAAATTTGGATTTTGGGCATATGAAGATGATGTTATTAAGATTACAGTTAGAACTAGTAGAGGTACTATAACGAAGAATGAATTTATGGACTATGGGAAAAATATTTTTCGTGTTTGGCAATATCGAGATCCGTCTGTAGACGTTAAAATTGATACAAGATCAGATGGTTCAATCATTCATTATTTGGAAGATAACGATCTCAATTAATGGTTATTTTAAAGGGAGACTACTGCATGATCATCAAACCGTATTTAATAGCTTTCGATGTATTAGGTGTTATTATATTTGATCTTGATACATTAGCTCATCTAGGCATAAAATAAGATAGCTGAGTTATTGGTATGCGAGATATATGATTCTTGCGTTAATATATTTAGTTATTTTTATCTCCGGAAAAGAGAAGCTATTGAATATTTTCCTTGGTGAATTAATTAGAATGCTATATTACACAACATTCTTATGATGTGAAGGATGTACTACAAACTCACCACGCCTGTACCAAACGGTATGGGCTATTTTTATGCCCATTTTTAGAAAGGAGCTGATCTAATTGAACATAAACGAAAACTTAATAATGGAATGCCTAAATGAACTAAACAAAAATTCTCTGGCAAAACAGAAATATAAGGACTACTACGAAGGCAACCATTCAATCCTAAAAAGCTACCAGATGCAGGACAGCCGAAGCAATATGAGACTGGTATTCAACTTTCCGAGGAAGTTCGTGGATAATGAAACAGGATATATTCTCGGAAAACCTGTCAATTATATTTCCAAGTCCGATGAGGCAACAATCACAGCTGCCATTGACAAGAACACGAGCCATTGGGATAAGGAACATAATATCAACCTGCGAAAGCAATCGGAAATCTATGGGGAAGCTTATGAACTCAACTATGTGAATACTGATGGCGAGTTTTCAGCAACAATACTAACCCCTCTAAATGCTTATGTTCTGGAGGATGGATCTGCCGAAAGAAACGTTGTACTAGCGCTACATACGTTCACAAAGAAATTTGATACCACGAAATATCTGGATGTTTATACTGCCAACGAAATCTTACATTATGAATTGGGAAGTAACAGCAATAAATCATCTCTCAACCTGATCGGCAACCATGAACATATTTTTGGCAGAGTACCTGTAACTGTATGTCCCGCCAATAATGAAAGGATAAGTGGTTTTCAGGATGTGATCAGTTTATTTGATGCCTACAACGCTCTGAATTCAGATTTGGTAAATGAGATCGCGGATCACCGCAATGCTTACCTAGTGATTGAAAATGCCAAAATTGAGGAAGAAGATTTACTCAAGATGAAATCCATGGGGATTATTCAAGTACCTTCAGGGGGTAAGGTCAGCTGGCTCACAAAAGAAATCAATGACTCGTTTGTGAAGAATGAACTGGATAATATAGAACGCAAAATATATGACATGATGGATGAAGTCAATTTTAATGAGAGCTGGGCCAGCAATACTTCATCTTTGGCACTTCGCAATAAACTCCTAAATCTTGAGAATCGAGTGGCTATGAGAGAAGCCTTTATGGAAAAGGTTATCAAGCAAAGGCTGAAAAATCTGTTTGTGTATCTGCAGAAAAAAGAAGGTGAATTCTATGACTACAGGGATGTAGCAGTAAAGTTCACAAGAAATCTTCCAACCGATATGGTGGGACTTGCGGATGTAATTGTAAAAATAAAGGATATATGTTCGCAGGAAACATTGCTCACCCTATTGCCGTTTGTTGAAAATCCAAAAGTAGAGCTTCAA